ATACGAAACAATATCCAATGACAGAATTCCAAATGTTCAAAACGACCAGGAGTCCCTGTTTTGATATTGGGTCATTTGGATTTTGAATTTGTTTCGGATTTCGCGCTTCGAATTTCGGATTTATACTTGCCTGGTGTGGATGCGATAGGTTTTTTGGTTCGGTCCCGTCCAGCGCCAGCAGCCCTGGCCGGAGAGAGCCATCACTTCAAACGGCTTTTCATTAACCACCACAATGTCACCGACTTCCGGCGTCATGGCCAATGCCTCAGCATCGATCAGAAAATCCCACACAAAACTGCCAACACGCAGACCAGACTCATTGTCCACCTCATAGTCGGTTTTGCCGAAGACGGCGTTAACGGTTACAGTTTGGTTATCCCGCCGATACTGGACCGGACTGGAGCAGAAGCCCAGGAGCTTCTGCTCCAGCCAGTTAAGGCCATTGTTTAAGAGGTTGGTCATTGTTCCAGTCGGATGCGCACCGTCGCATCGGTTGTCAGCGCCGCACGCACCGCCTTGCCCAGATACTTGTGGGCACCGCTGCCATCGGTCTTTTCAACGCGACTGTTGGTGGCGTTCCACCACAGCTTGGCCCCGGCGGTGATGTCGGTGCCCGTGCCGGTGGCTTTGGTGATGTCAAAGACGCCCGTTACCGCCAGCGCCCCCAGTTGACCGGCGACCATGTCCAGCTTGGCAATCCCGATCAGATCGCCCTGAACCACCACATCGCCTGCGTTAACGGCCGAGCCGGGCGTAAAATCCACCGCATCGCCGTCATGAATAAATCGTGCTGTTGCCATAAGAGACACCTTTCATGTTCAAGTTGTTGTCAATTCAAAATTCATAATTATGAATTCAAAATTCTTTGTTACACTTCGCCTTTCATCTTCGCGCAGGCCCGCCAATCCTGCTCACGCACACCGAAATCGATGTACCCGCGGAACTGAATGCCCAGCGTGTTAAAGTCCGCATCGGTCTTTTCGACGGTGGGACGGTCGACACCATTGAGGAACGCTACCTCAATCGCCGGTATCCGGTTGGGGTCGGCCAGCAAATACCACGCCTTGGAGCTGGCCCCGGCAAACGATGGGTTGGACAGGTACGCACTGGAGACGACCTCGAATTTGCCGACGTGCGGATTGTTGGCCGGTTTGCCCTTGTTGGCCGTGGTCGTCTCGTTCAGGAGCACCGAGGTCATCAGGAGTTGCGCGGCGACCTTCAGGGCCGTCGGCACCAGCAGCAGTGAGGGCGTAATCCCCAACGGACGCCCGTTGGGCTTGGTCTGCTCGCTGAACAGGATTTCCGCCAGCGTCAGACCATCAACGCTCAGGATGGTGTCGGCCCCGTCTTTGTAGTTCTTGTGCGCCAGCGAGAAGAAATCGTTCGGATTGGACAGAAGGAGCCCCCACACCGCATCGGCGATGGCCTCGGCCGCCCCCATCCCAATCGAGCGGGGGATGTCGGCAAACGCACCCAGGTCGTCGTTGATAATCATCTGACGGGTCAGGGCAAACATAATGCCGTGGGTGTCGGCCTTCTGGCCAAACTTCATCTCGTCGAGCTTACCGTGCTTAAGCTCGCCATCGGCACCGACCTTCTCGAAGGTAAAGCTGCCGGTCATCCGGTAGCGGGTATGCTCCTTGAAATCGTTGACGCTGGCGATCTTGCAGACCCTGCGCCAGGCATCCTCGATATAATTGTAGCCTTCCAGGAGCATCTTGTTGGCGACATTGGAGAGGATTCCCGGCAAGCTGGCCGTGCTGAAGGCCGCCTGAAGCCAGCCGGAGGCATCCCGCCGAAACCGCGGAAAATGCGTCGCGCCCGAAATGCGTTCGCAATACTCCTGGATACCGATGCCCCGCAGGCGGTCGGCTGCCTCGAGGGTCGCCGCGTCATAGGCCGCCTGCATCCGGGTGTCGGATACGCCGGCGGCCATCAGGGCGACGGCCTCAAAGACCTTCGGATCGCCGGACTGATGACGAACGTGCGCCGCCGGGGCCGCCGGACGTGAGGCCCGCAGCACTTCCAGTTCGCAGCGGGTGACGTCCCAGCCTTCGACAATGGCCTTGGCCTCAATGTCGGTGTGCTTGCCATCACAGACCGTTCGAATCGCCTGAATGCGTCGGGTCTCGTCAGCCACCCGCTGACGCATCTGAAGAACCGGGTCATCCACGCCAGCAGCTGCCTCGATTTTTTGAGGGGTCTGCGGTTGGCCTGCCGGTGTTTCGGGTGTGGTTTTTTCTGCTGCTTCATCCATTTGGGGTTCCTTTTCAGAAAAAGAGGTTACAGGTTGTTGGTCAGGCGCTGCCTGATGCGCGGCGACGGTCGCCGTCGTCTGGGTGTCTGCGCCATTATCGACAAAGCTGATTTCTTTGAGGATTGACTGCCGAATCACATACAGCGGCCCATCGAACGACCGGCCGTTGACGGTGACCGTCGAGCCATTGGGAATAAACTCAGCGGCTAAGATGTCAGCCCCGATACTGGCCTGCCAGGGAAAACCGCGAGAGCCGCTTTTGGCCACATCCCGCGCCCAGCTGGTGTCGCGGGAGATCAGGCCATCGGCCAGAATCTGCCCGTTCTCAATCACCACCCGGTCGGTGTGTCCAACGCCTTGCTTGGGGTTGTGGTCCAGGCGAATGGGGATGTTCTGGCGGTCAATGGAGATGCCCTCCAGGTCAACGACCACCGGGTGCATAAACCCGGCGATCTTCATCATCCCGCCGGTATAGGCGACCATCGAAAAATGCGGTACAGCCTTTTCGTCACCGGCCGCCTCAATGCTGATCGGACATTCAAACCGAAAGTGTGTTTGCTGCTGGCCGCTGGAAGCGGGAAGCTGTGAGCTATTCTTCATCCTCATCCTCGATTAAAACAGATGTTGCCGTCTCTTGTCCTAACAGCCCCAGATCGGTCATGAGCTGTTTTTCCTTGGCCCGCTGGTGCAGCTCCGATTCCCAGTCTTTACCCTGGCGGGCAAACTCCGTCGCCAGGGTCGTTGTGTTGGATTCAAGCCGAATCTTCTGGGCGTTGGCCTCTTTGGCCGGGTCCACATGTTCGTTGCCGTCAAAGAACCACTGGTGCGGCAGGTGCTTCAGCGACCGAAGCAGCGAAAACTCCGTCGTCAGCATCGCCTCGTGAACCCAGGCGGCCAGAATCTTATCCAGGACTGCCGCCGCCATATCCGCCTGCTCCACACGAATAGCGCGAAAGAACGTTTGGTGGTCAAGACGCCCGCTGGCATAGTTGTATCCTGCCGAATTACACAGCGCGATGTTCAAAGGGATGTTCAGGCACCGGGCGATTTCGTTGAGCAGTTCCCGCTTAAACTCTGCATAGGCGGTCGCCGGTTGTTCGGCCTTGATCTGGCCGAGCTTCCAGCCGTCCGGAAGGACGGTGGCCATGCGTTTTTCCAGCTCAACCACATCCATCGGCTCGACGGCGGCCGCTTCCCCGTTGGCCGGGGCATCGGTAAACAAGACCGCCGCAAAATCCGCCGCTGTCTCGGCCGCGCCCAAGACGGCCAATGTATACCGACGTAGTTGGGCAAACAGCGGCAGGGCGGGCGTAATCTCCGAAATCCCCCGATGCTGGCCGGGCCGGTCGGCCCGGAACCAGTGGACAACCGACTCGGCACTGACATGCCGAAAGTCGCCGCTGGTGTTGCCGACATCGCCGGGGTGGTGATTGAGAATCGTATATTCGACCGGGTTGCCGTGCCGATCCAGGCGGATGCCGTCGACGTCCGTCTGCGCCATCGGCGACCCCGTCCAGGGTGTGGTCACCCGGTCGGCCTCGACCAGGGCCACATCCAGCTTGACCGGTCCGCTTAAGCGCGGATTGCCGATCAACAGCGCGAATGCCTCGCCGTCAGTCGATTTGGCCATCCGCATCGTCCGCAGCTTTGCAGGAAGTCCAATCTGATGCGACCACTGTAAAAACGCCTCTTCAATCGCATTGTTAAACGCATTGTCCTCGGTCAAGACCTGAAGCCGCGGGCCGGTGCCCACACAGTAGTCGGCCAGCGTCAGGGTAATCCCCTTGGCGTAGGAGTTGTTGGCCACCTCATACCGCGCCCGCTCCCGAATCTTTTTACGGACCTCGCTGCTGGCGGCCGCATCGGCGGAGAGTGCATCGGCCATCGCCCAATGCCGGATGTTCTCGCGGGTCGTCTGGGCGGCGTCATAGCGAGCACGCAGCGTCACCGGCAGTGCGGTGGGGCGGGGAACCTGTTTTTTACGTTTAAACCATTTCATAGAGGCGTCTATACCGTACCGGAAGGAGAGAGCTTAACGAGCTTAACACCCAGGCCCTTGGTGCGCATCGCCTGTTTTGAGGCCAGATGCTTGTCGGCCGCAATCTGATCGGTCAGCGCGTGCTGCTCAACCGAACCGGCGTCGCCGCTGGCCTTGCGGGGGCCAGCGGCGTTATCTTGAATTGAATGTTCAATAGGTGTCTCTGACATAAAAGTGTTTTCCCTTCACCCTCTATATCTGCAGCTGAAGCAATTTTGTCGCGCAAAAATAAAGAGATTCGTCTATGAGTCGTTATCTTTGTGAAGCAGTATTGTTTGTGTGGAAACGGTGAATGCTTAAAACTTCATTCTATCGGATTGGATTTTAGACAGTTTAATTCGTTTTTGTGTGTTATTCTCGCAGTGTCCGGTGCCGAAGATTTTTACCCCTTGCATCGAGGCGGCGACCGCACAGCCGACCAGGCCGTCCAGCCAATGGTTGTCCGGACGCAGGGCCTTGAGCTTCCATTCATCGACCACGCGCCCGCGGGCCTCGGTACGGACGCAGTACTCGGCCGTCAGATGTTCGGCCAAGAGGCGATGAGTGACCTCATCTCGCCCAAACAGCGACAGCGCCCCCGGATCACCCATCGCCACCGCCAAGCGTGCCTGGACAAAGCTCTTCCAATAGTTCGTATCGATGAGAACGTGTCGCACTGCACGTTTTCCGATAATCCCCGGAATCCGCCAGTGTACCCCGACCCGGTCGCCTTTTTTGCGTTTATAGTCGGAAAATGGGATACTGGATGCGCCGACATACTTACCATGCGAGGGCAAAACAATCCCGGAAAACCGCGACTGCCGACAGAATTGGTAAATCACGTCGGTACTTTGCCCCCAGTTGGCATCAATGAGACACCGTTCAATCCGTATCTCCAGATTATCCTCACGCCGATATACGCGTCCCAACCGCTCTTCGCAGACTTTTTCAAGACCGTTGTAAATCGCACCTTCCAGTCCGGCTTCGGGTTTTTGCTGCGCCAGCGTGCGGCGAATGTCCCGCAGCGTGAAAAACGTCCGTTTCTGGTCGGGCCAGGTGCCATAGTCTATCACATACCCGGTAAAATCCGGCTCCCAGGCGCACAGCATCCAGAAGAGCGCCTTTTGCTGGACATCGATAAATAACGTCAAGGCCGAACAGCCCAGGGGTACAAGCCCACGCGGGTGACCATTGAGCTTTTGGACCATCTCATCAGCCGTCAGCATTCCCTCGCCTTCTTTTTCGGCGACAGGTTCATTTTGGTACTCGGCAAAGAACGCATCTTCGTCCCGGAGCTTGAGATTCATCGCATGCTGAATCGCCGACAGT